AGGATGGCAAACCAAGCTGGAAGTTTAGGCGGAAACTAATTTTTGGTGCTTACCGATTAGCTTTTGCGATGATTATTTTTGGAGCTATAACTTTCTTGTGGGATACCAGTGTGAGCAACAACCTAATTACAGGAGGCGTGGCTCTTATGAGCATTATCATCGGAGCTTATGTAGCAGGATCTAGTTACGAAGATGGTAAAGTGAAACCTGAAAAAGATTTGGAGCCATAATGTTCACGAAAGAATTTATCAATTACGCAGGTGAAAGAGCAATCAAAACAGTCGCGCAAGCAGCACTCGCTTTCTTAGGCACAGGAACTATCGGACTTTTCTCAATCGACTGGTATTCGCTGGCTAGTGTTTCGCTAGGTGCTGGATTGTTGAGTTTATTGACAAGTGTGGTTACGAAAAAAAGCTAGAGTTCTTCCGCTTGAACTGCGCTCTCTCGGATGATGTCGTGCCTCCCCAAATGCCATAGCTTTCATTCTTAGCAATGGCATAATCAGCACACTGTTTCATAACTGGGCAAACAGCACATAGTTTCTTAGCTGATTCGATGGCATCCGATTTCCGCAGTGGTGTCAAATCTTCAGGAAAAAAAATATCAGGCTCAGATAAACAAGGCACAGGGTCATTAGCAACCACTGCTTCCGAAAGTGAAGCTAGCTGTCTATCGGATCTCATAAAAATCTTTCCATCTTTTTTTACCATTTTGGACTATAAATGTCAGGGGTGGCTAATAAGCTAAGCGTGTTGATAAAAAAGGAAGTGGCTACCGCTCGCCATTGAACGATAGCCACACCACTCGGAAAGGACAACGAATGGTAAGTGACATACTACCGAAAGAAATCGGTAACGCCAAACTATTAGGCAACTTCTCAGAAGATCCTGAAGGCTGGCACGAGGCTCGTGCTACAAGAATAGGTGGGTCTGAGGTTGGAGCAATAGTAGGAGAAAGTAAATACGAATCTCCTTATTCGCTCTGGGCGAAAAAGACAGGTCGCATTGAAAGCACCCAAGTTGATAACGACTTTATGTATTGGGGCAGGGCTTTAGAGCCAGTCATAATAGACAGGTTCGCCGAAAAAAATCCTCAGCTAGATATCTATAGAGATGTTGGAACTTGGGTTCACAAAGACGAGGATTGGAGATTGGCTAATCCTGATGCGATTATCGCAGGCGATAGAGGCTACGGAATCTTAGAAATCAAAACTGCAAGATTCGCAGATGATTGGAAAGATGGTGTTCCGAAATACTACATGACCCAAGTTCAGTGGTATCTAAATACATTTGGTTTTGATTACGCAGTCATAGCTTGTTTGTTTTCAGGATCTAACTACCAAGAGTTCTGGTTTGATGCTGACCCAAGTTGGCAAGCACACGATCTTGACATTGTTCGCAATTTCAGGGATAACTATTTGTTGGCAGATAAGAAACCTGACTTTGATGGAGCTGAGTCCACCTACCAAGCGGTGCGTGAAGAATACACCTACATCGAGGAAAGCGAAGTTGAGATTGGACAGCTAGGTTTGGATTGGGATAACGCTAAGACAGCTGTGGAGGCAGCTAAGGCTCATCAAAATAAATTGGCTGCTGAGATATTAGACCTAATGGGCGAGGCGAAATATGCCACAGTCTTTGGCGAAGTATTTTTGGTGAGGCAATCTAGGGGTGGGGTCAAACCATTTCTAGTAAAGAAGCAAGGAGCATAATGCCAGAAGATGAAAAGCCAGAGGAAAATTTAGAAAACATAGTCGAAAGTTATTACGCTGAAGATCCGCAGGTTGGTGACATGGTGTTCCTAAAAAATAACTTTGAGGACTGCACGATTAGAGGTGACTTAGTAGGTGTCACAAGACACACACCTCAACGCGGATTATCACCCGAAGGGGATTACGAGGTGGTTCTATACACAGGCTTAGATTTGCGTATAGCAGGTTTGCCAATGTGGTTGAGCCTAGATGAATGGGAAATCACTGACACCTTACGCGGTGCTGAATACAAAAAGCTTCCACCAGATGTGGTGGTTGAAAAGTTGATTGATGAAATCGACGAGGAGGAAGATACAAATGAATGAAAGGACAATCATTATGTTAGGAATACCGAATATTGGTGAGGTAGTTAGCTTCAAATACACCGAAGAAGGACAAGAGCCAATCTATGTGAGTGGCAGAGTAAAGGGAATACGAGAAGGATTCCGCAACCGACCAGAAGTGCTTCTAGACAGTAACGATTACTGGTTTGAGTTTGACGAGAACAGTCTAGAGGTGATTAAGTAATGCCTAATTTCAATCCAGCCGATTATGAAACAGTAGCCGAAAGGCTAAAGCGTTTTCTAAAAGACCATAAAGATGGGCGTATTATTACCAGCAACGAAACCACGCCAGAAGATCGTGCTGCACTTACTTGGGTTATGAGTGCTGCGATCTTTGAAAATGGTGAGGATCTAGAACGCTCTCTACCTAAAGCCACTGGGTTTGCTTTTGAGATAGATGGTCAGGGTATGGCTAATAAAACATCTGCTCTTGAAAACTGTGAAACCAGTGCGATTGGGCGAGCTTTGGCTAACGCAGGTTACGGTGGCGATAAGCGAGCATCACGCGAGGAGATGGAGAAAGTGGCAAGGGATAACCAACCCACTCGCGACTTCTTATCAGAGGCTAAGAATGCCAGCTCACTCGAAGAGCTAAGGCAAATCTACACACAGGCTCGTCAAGCTAAACTAGACCAGAACACTCTGAAACAGATTAGTGAGTTGGCGGATCTATGGAAAAAGCAGGAAGGCAAATCCTAAAAGCACACGCTCGGGAGCTTAGGGAGTTGGCTCAGGAGCTTATCAATAAGAACGATACGCATGGGCTAACCCCTATCCTCCTAGAGATTATTAGAGTGGAGAAGTTGATAGATGGACATAGTAACACCAGACCAGATAATTCAAGCACTAGCGGAGATTAGAGCAGAAGCCGAGAAAGGCATCGAGGCTCAGTATCACGCCGAGGTAGAGCTCGCACACAAATCTGCGGAAGCGGATCGCGTGGAGTCAGCAGCTTTTCTAAGGATAGATGGATTAGTTTCAGACCGACAGGCACTAGCTAAGTTAGAGAGTGCGCAGTCACGCGAGGAGATGGATTTATCTAGGGCAAAGCTAAATCGGATAAAGCTAAAACTCAACCAGCTCAATCAGGCTCAGAGTGCTTTACAAACCCAAGCTCGAATGGTAGAGCTAACCTATAAGACAGCGTAATGACACCTAAAGAGTTCAAGAAATTTCAGCTTAGAGATAAGCACTGTCCACACTGCGGAGCGACTGGTGAAATGCTAGTGCCTCACCACCGCAAGAATCGTGGCATGGGTGGGTCACCTAAGATTGCTAAGCTTCCTAGAACATCCTCTCAGTTTGTGCGGAGATAAATGGATTGATGGAAAGCGATTCAGAGTGGGCTGAAAAGGCTAGAACATATGGGTGGAAACTAAGTAGCTGGCAAGATCCCCAAGTCGTGCCAGTCTATGACGCAATAACAACTTTCTGGTTTCGGCTAGATAATAATTACCAAAGGAAGGCGATATGAAAGGACACATATGCCAATTATCAGAGGCAAACTCGGACTAGTAGATAACTTCACGCAGATACCGAACGACTGGTTACGCGATCCATCACTCTCGCTAAAGAGCAAAGGACTCTTGGCTCAGCTCGCAAGTCACAGCGAGGGCTGGCAGGTCACCATACGCTCGCTGGCAGATCCTAATGGGTGTGGCTTAGATTATATTCGGACAGCTGTAAACGAGCTAGAGGAAGCTGGATATCTCCGACGAGAGCAGAGGCGTAAGCCTAATTCGCAGTTCGGTGAAGTGGTTTGGATAACTCAACAACCGACATTGGATTATCCGATAACGGAAAAGCCGATATCGGAAAAGCCGATAACGGAAAATCCAACCCTTAAGAATAACAATGTTAAGAACACCAACTTAAAGAAAACAATTAACAAATATTTCAATGAATTTTGGGAAGCCTATCCACGCAAGGTGGGTCGCGGTTATGCCGAGAAAGCATTCTCAAAAGCCATAGGAGCGAATCTGACAGAGGCTGAGGCAATAGCCGAACAGATTGTCGAGGGCTGTAAGAAGCTCGCCTCAGATCCCAATTTGCCTGAGCCAGCTTTCATACCTCATCCCAGCACTTGGCTAAATAGAGAAGGTTGGTTAGACGAGCCATACCCAGAGCAGAAACTTACTAAAGAACTTCAGTTAGAAAAGGATCGCTTAGACGCACAGCTAAAGCGAAAGCGTGAGCGTGAGGAAACTGAAAAAGTTTTAGAGGAAATGAACAACTATAAAAGTGAGCCAGCACCTAGATGTGAACACGACAAGATAGTAGCGATGTGTTATGTCTGTTCTAAACAGTTGGCAAATGAGTGAAAGATGATAGTGTTCGGGTGTGTCAGATGTTTGTAGAAGATGCGGTAATGATAAAGATTTACCCACTAAGCGAGCGAAGCACACCGATCTTTGTCGAGGCTGTCGCATTTCAGTTGAGCATGTGGTTCGATATCCGAACAACAGTTACTGCTTGGCTTGGCGTGGGGAGTTCGATGAAAACGACAATCCCATTCACAATGGTGAATTGTTCAGAGCAGGTGAACGCACCTGTGGACATAGGGATTGTATAAATGAAAAACACATAAGAAAGGATAATGAAAGTGGCTAGTGTAGATATAAAGAACGCAACTGTCGAGGGCGTATTTGAGGGCAAAGGCTTTCGTTGCTCAACCACATATAAAGACCAGCAAGGTAATGAGCGTAAAGATTAT